GAAATGTTTACAATTGAAACGATTAATGTTTATGGTATCTGTTCAGATATTATAGAACTTATTCGTGAAAGGAGAAGCCGTGCAAAGTAAAGAAGAACTTGAACAATGGTATCAGAAAGAAGATCCATGGGAATACTATACAAATCCTGATGATGCCTATCGTAAAAAAGTCATCATGACTTGTATTGGTGATTCTTACGAGAGAGTATTGGATATTGGTGCTGGCGAAGGATTCGTTACAAAAGATTTGCCTGCAAAAGAAATACATGGAATTGAAATATCAGACATTGCGGCAGAAAGATTTCCTGCAAATGTCAAACGAGTCTTTGAGCCTGATGGCAAATACGATTTGGTCATGACAACTGGCACTCTCTATGTTCAGTATGATCACAAAAAAATTGCTGACTGGATTAAGCAAGCAGGAAGCAAACACATTCTTATTTCTGGAATTGTTGATTGGTTGCAACCATATAACTTTGGGAAACCAATTCGTAATTTCGAATATCTTTATCGTGAATATGTTCAAAGGACGACACTCTATGAAGTTAGCACATAATATCGGAGACATTCGACACCCAAATTACAATACTCGCCAGCAGATCATTGACTGCGAAGACGAGATTGGATTTGATGGCATCTATCGTAATGTCTATGTAAATCAAGATTGTCTGATTGGAAAAAAAGGGATCATGTTTATCATGGGCGATTTTCTTGGCAAAGACAATGCATTTGATCTTGCACATGTTCCACAATTAGAGCAGTACTGCACCATGGAAGAAGTCGAAGAACTTTGCCAGAAATATAACTTTGAACTTGGGTGGCATACTTGGTCGCATCGTGACTTGACAAAACTCCCTAGAGATGAGATAATGTATGAAGTCAAAGCACCATTTGAATGCAAACATTTTGCTTACCCTTATGGCACATACAATCAACTTGTGATTGATTGTGTAAAAGAGGCAGGCTACGAGAAAGCATATAGTGTGATTCAAGGTAGTTTGAACCCATACGAAGTCGATTATGATTATAAGATTTACAGGAATTACATTCAATGAAGAATTTAACTGGCATTTACTGGATTAAGAATGAAGCGAGGTATCTGCCTGAGTATATGGAGTTTCATATGCTTCAGGGATTTGATCATTTCATCTTTTACGACAATGGTTCTACTGATGATTTGCTTTCAGTTGTGGCGCCGTATATCGAAGAGGGTATTTGTGAAATTCGCACATATCCAGATTTGGGAGTGCAGTCAAAAAACTTTTGGGTCATGCATCATTGCATTCAAGAGCAGAGAGGCAAAACAAAGTGGCTACACTTTCATGCCGTAGACGAGCGATTGTTTTGCCCTAACGGTCAGAATCTTGTAGACTTTCTCAAAGACTATGAGCAGTATGGCGGTGTTGCAGTTGCATGGTTGTTCTTTAATTCAAATGGTCATGTCAAGCGCCCTGAAGGTCTAATGACTGATAACTTTACAGAAGCGTTTGGTGATGATTGGTATCACATTAAGACTGTTATTCAGCCAGAGAAAGCACTTGCACCAAATGGCAACCCACATTGCTTTACTTATAGCAATGGACATTATGCAGTTACAGAAAACTTCAAGCAACAAGATGGGCCTTTTGTCAAGTCCCCTACGAATGGTCGATTTGAACCTGGTAAAGATTACACATACAACAAAATTAAACTTCATCATTATCTGACACTCAGCCGTGAAGAGCATGAAGAGAAATCAAATAAGGGTATTCTTGATCATGGTGCGGCATCTGAGAATAGTAGAAAACGAGATGCCGATGAAGGCTGGGTTCGCAATCACTCAGATCGCTATCAATACTTTCAAGACAATTCTCTCTCTAAATATTCCGAGCAGATTAAAGAAAACATTCGTAAGCGATATGCTGGGAGAGAACATCTAATGCACAAATTCAATCATTAATATGAATGACATTTTCAAAGACTATCAAGAAAAAGGTGTGGCAATCATACCCAATGTATTCTCTGAAGAAGAATGTATTGAACTTAAAGCACAAGCCTATTCGATAGAAGATAGTGAAATTGTAGAATCTGGTTATCCACATGTTCCAAGCGAACAAGCATACAATAAGAAATCGCTTATCTTTTTCCCGGCACTTGCCAATGAATACTTGAATTCCATTCGAATTGATGATAGAATGCAAAGTATAGTCAAAGATTTTATTGGTAATGATGTAAGACAGATTAATAATCAGATTTATTTTCGTGAAGCAGGAGATCGTGATCAGTTTGCTTGGCATCGTGATACAATCTTTCGTGAATCGAATATCTTTACTGCCGATGTAAAGACTGACTATCTTCAGACGATTGTTGTTGTTGATGACATTACTGAAGAGAATGGAGCAGTAGAGTTTATTGAAGGTTCGCATGAGTGGCCAGACTTTCGTGCGCCTTCAAACTTGCGATACTTTGAGCGAGGTGAACTTAAAGGCACAAAGTATACTGCAAAGAAAGGTAGTGTAATGATTTGGTCTGTATTGATTGTTCATGGTAGTGAGTCGAACTTTTCAAATGCAGATCGTATGACATACATGAATGGCTTTTGTCGAACAAGAGCCGCTAATGCCTATCCACACTATATGATTGATGGCAAAATCGTAGAAAGAATTGACTCAAGGCTTATACCATGATTACAATTGTGATTTCTTCTTTTCATTATGGACATCTTGCATCACATTGTATAGAATCTGTTCTCAGTCAAACAAAAAGACCTGAACGTATTCTATTCGTTGATGATGGTGCAGGTGATTGTGAACATCTACAAAAGATTTATCCTGAAGTCGAGTATGTTTTGCGTGAGCAGAATCTTGGCGTAGTTGACAACTTTGATGACATGTTGCGCCGAGTTAATTCTGAATTCGTTATGTTTCTTGGCGCAGACAATTGGATTAGGTCTGATACTGTTGAGTCATTTGAAAGCGTTGTACAGAGACATACCTGTGATGTTATCATCTATGATATTATGGTTACTGGTGAACTCAAAAATGAAATTCTCAATCGACATCCCAAAGAAGTGAGTCAGATACAAGGTGACTTCTACTGGGAACGAAATGGTCATCATGGTTCGATGTTGTATCGCACGAAACTTGGTCAAGAAATTGGCTATAGAAAGCGTGTCGAGAATTCGTCACATACGGAAGAAGACTGGAATCTATGGAATGAAATGATTAAGAAAAACGCAAGAGTTGTGCGTGTTCCTCAAGCGTTTCTTTACTATAGAAGACACAGAGAAAACTTTCTAAAATACTAAATAAACTTTATCTCAACAAATAGGAGAGAGTATGCAAGCCTTTATTCTAAAGGTCCAAGTATTAACACTCATTTGTCTGATCATCTTTGCAGGATTCAAATTCGTAAAAAAACCTGAAGCACAAGCAGAACCGCTACCACAAAAAATTACTATACCATACACAAGTCTCAGTTCTAAAGTTCAGAAAGAGATGATATGTCTTGCCGAAAATATTTACTTTGAAGCAAGAAATGAACCTATTGAAGGCATGTATGGCGTTGCTTTTGTGACGATGAATCGAGTACACTCACAATTATTCCCTGATACCATTTGCGGTGTAGTGAAACAAAAAACGAAAGTTGAACGCATTGGCAACAAACGAGTCGTTTGTCAATTTTCATGGTATTGTGAAAGAAAACCAAAGTACATATCTCAGAATCGTTTATTGACAAAAGACACCAATGAAGTGTATAATGAGATATTGCAATTAGCAATCTTCTTTTATGTGAACTATGAACGCATGAAAGACCCAACACATGGAGCGTTATTTTATCATGCCGATTACGTCAACCCAAGATGGAGAAATGTCACGAAGACTGTTCAAATCGGTCGACACATTTTCTACCAAAGCAAAGGACAGTCTAATGAACTTACCAGTTAATTTGAATATCGTAGTTGGTTGTGTAACTGCGATAGTTGCTATATCAATTGTTTCTTACACTATTCGTGATACCATAGTGACTGAAAAACAATTCATGCATACTAACATTGAGTCTGCAATCTCAAAAGGCATTGACCCCATCGCAGTTCGTTGTTCGTATGCAAGTCCTACTGATAATGTTTGTCTTGCTTATGCAATCACACACAAAACAGTAGACGCACCTGAAGCACCACCTATTCAAAAGAAAAGGAAATAACATGCAATATCGATCATCATTTGAAATGAGAGCATTTGCGAAAGATAAGTTGCCGCCCATGTATTTCGCAACTTCTGATGAAGTGAAAAATAAGTTTCTCAGAACGGCATTACCTGCAAATAAGAAAGACAAGAATGGTCATTATAAATCTGGTCGTATTCTTGCAGTACGAGCAGAATGAGTTTAAATATATTAACTGCTAAAGAGTTTGAGTCTCAAATCAAACGCATGATTGTTGACAAGCATCCGATCACAATGATTGATGCCATTGTTCTCTATTGTCAAGAAAAAAATCTTGAGATTGAAACTGCGGCTAAACTCATTACACCAAGAATGAAATGTACGATTGAGGGTGAAGCAATAAAATCAAGAATGATTAAAACTGGAAAGGCTAGATTACCGATTGATTAAAATGGACGCAATTGACGCATACAAAATTTATGTTGCAGTAAAAAATCATTTTATGCTTGACACTTATGATTATTTCAAGTATAATAAGAAAGTAAATGTAAGTTATGATTCCTTTTTGAAACGAAAAGATAAAATCTTTTTCGCTAAACTTGGCAATCGTAAAAATGATTACTTAGAAGACTTTTTAGTAGCAAACTTTCTACATGATCCTAAAATATGGGTAGGTGAACTTCTATCTGAAGAATCTGAAAGTCGCTACAAAGATTGGAAGAAAAGACAAGAATCGTTGACTTATATGTTTAAAAACGAAATCTCTTTTCTTGAAGGATTGAATGAGAATGAATTAAATGAATGGTTTCATGTTGGAGAAAATGATCATCCAAAAATCGTAAAGCGTTATTTGCGTGGTGAGATGAGTTTGGACTCATTTGTGATTCTCAATTCAATATTGAATTTTGTACCAAAACTTGATAAACAACTTTCAGATCCAATCTATAAGGAAGTAAGTAAACTATGCAAAAAATACCAGCCATTTTTAAAGTACGATCTTCAAAAAATGCGAAAGACATTACGAGAAATAGTGATGCAATAGATAAGAAAATCTGTGCATTATTACTCTCAAAAAAGGATCTTAAAAGACTACATACTAATGTAGTTGATTATGATAAAGTGGATAAGTAAAATACGATTAACATATTTTTATACGAGGTAAACACATATGGCAAATTCATTCGCTGATCTAAAGAAGTCCCGCAACAAAGATTTAGAAAAACTCTCTCAAGAAGTTTCTAAACTCACAGACAAAGACGCATCAAAGAAATCCTACGAAGACACACGATTCTGGAAAGCAACATCAGACAAAGCAGGTAATGGAATGGCAGTCATTCGCTTTCTCCCTGCTCCTGAAGGTGAAGATGTTCCTTGGGTTCAAGTCTTCTCTCATTCGTTTCAAGGACCTGGTGGACTTTGGTACATTGAGAATTCTTTGACAACTCTCAACAGAAAAGATCCAGTCTCAGAGCATAATTCTGTTCTCTGGAATTCTGGTGTTGAAGCAAACAAAGAAATCGCACGAAAGCAAAAGCGTAAGTTAAATTACATTTCAAACATCTATGTTGTTAAAGATCCTGCTAATCCTGAGAACGAAGGTAAAGTCTTCCTCTTCAAGTTTGGTAAGAAAATCTTTGACAAACTCAACGAGCAAATGAATCCTGAGTTTGAAGATGAAAGTGCAGTCAATCCCTTTGACTTGTGGGAAGGCGCAAACTTTAAACTGAAGATTCGTAAAGTAGAAGGTTACACCAACTACGACAAATCTGAATTCGAATCTCCAGCACCATTGTCACAAGACGATGATGATCTTGAGCGCATTTGGAAATCTGAGTATGGTTTAAGTGAGTTTGTAGGTGAAAGTAACTTTAAGTCTTATGATGAATTGAAAGCCCGCCTTGACAAAGTTCTCGGTTTGGATGGAAGCAATGACTATATTGAGAAGCCTGCCGCACCAGTTGTTGCCGCAGATCGTCCCAAGAAGTCTACTGTAGAAGATTCAAAGTCTTGGACGAATGATGATGAAGATGACGAGGGTCTTTCATACTTTGAGAAGTTAGCAGAAGACGATTAACCCTGTAGTTCTCCTTTGTAGTTGTTGTTTTGGGAGGCAGAAATGCCTCCCTTTTTTATGCCGCCAAAGGCATTCTTGTTGCTACTGCGTTGTTTCTATATGGATCATTATCATTTGATAAAGACATACCATAATTATTGACTGTCGTAGAATTGTCAGTTGCAACATTGTTTTGAACTTGACCTGTTACTGCTTCAAATCCATATTTGTCAATCAATGACTGATAGTCATCTCGAGTAATTGACCCACTCTTATCAACGTCATAGATAGGTATCCCTGTACTTGTAATTCCTACAATGTCTGCCGTATCAAATGTTGTTATTGTTTTTTCTGGTATAACATATTCGTTTTCAGAATCATAAACTCGCTTTTCAGGAATGATTTCTGTAGTCGAAGAGATTCCTAAACTTTCTCCCAATTCAGGTGTCAATTTAACATATTTGCCTTGTTTTGGATCCCAGATTAACATGTTACCAGTTTTTTCTGTGTAACTACCTTCTCCAGTATCAACAGTTCTAGTTTCTTCAACAACAGTTCCCACATATTGTTTTGATCCAACAGTAGCATCTGTAAAGTATTTCTGCTTATTGAATTCTCTTTGAAGACTTGCTGATAATGCTTCATTAAGTTGTGCATCTTCAGCAAGAACACCTTTACTAACACTTTCATCAAGTTTTAATTGTGTGATAGTTCCTTTTGCAAGTTGATATATCGTATGTCGATTAAGCAACTTATTAATCTG